TATGGCAGAAGGCCTAGCTCAATACACAACAGAGCAAGTAAAAGCTGCTGCTTCTGGTGGACAATACTACGATCCTGAACAACAAAGAATAGTTAGCTTTGATCCTACTGCGGTTATGATTGGAGGCAACCCAACAGCAGGACAAGCCGTTTTAGCCTCTGGGGTCAGACTACCTTCTGGCGGTAAGAAAAGAGCTTATGAGCAATACGGTGGAAATTTAGATGACGCTAGAGAAAAGCTAGGCATTACGCAAGAAGGGACAAATGCTTGGCGCTCTACAAGAAAAGGATTTAAAAGCGAAATCCCACAGGAAATAAGAGAGGCGGCTCAAAAAGTTTACGATGGCGATATGGACATACAAGAGTACAACAACATTGTACAAAGAGTATTGCCTCCAGAACCCATAGGCCAAGTATTAGAAGTTCCAAGCTATGAAGAGATAGCGATGGCTCTTGGCAAGGGAGAAAAAACAGGTGGAATAATTGGCGTTAACGTAACGCTTCCTGATGGAACTCCTGCATCGTCAAGGTTAGATATACCAGCTTATGAGAATCAAGGCACTTGGGTAGCAACTGTGCATGACGCTGGTACTAGTGGCACTGTTTTAGGTTATGGGCCTACTGCTGTTCTTAACAATGTTTCTTTTAATTCTAAGCCTAACGTAGCTCTAGATATTGCTAGGGGCGCAAAAGATAAATCCACAATAGGAAGAATGGAAGGCGCTTGGGAAAATCGTGATCCTAAAGTTGTTGAGCAGCAAGTTAGAGACATATTAAACGGAACAGCTCCTGATGCTGACCAATGGGTAGAAGTTGGGATGAACCCAGCAAGAGGAAGCGGTTTTTACGATAAGAGAAACGGTCAACGTCTTGGAGAGACAGAGCAAGTTCTACAAGTAGGGCCACTTGTTCTAGCCAAAAGACCTACAAGAATTGAATTAGATGATCCTAGAAACTTAGTAACGACTAGAAAAGAACCAAGACTAAACGATCAAGGCGATCCAATTTTTTTTAGCGGTGACAATAGAGTAGCTGGCTCTGGTGCTATTAGTGCGTTGAGGGATATAACAGGAGATACACCAGAGGTTACTAGAGATACAACATTGTTAGAAAGAGTCTTAGATGTTGATTCAGTAAACAACATGAATCCTGTATGGGGTGAACCTGAGCTTAGAAGCGTTCCCATTGCAAGAGCTTCTGACTTAGAAGACAGAGCCTACATGACAGGCATAACAGATACTACCGACAGCAGCCTTAGAAACTTAATATCGTTAGATGGAGTTCCTATAGATGAAAAAATGCGAGGTGGAACTTTCTTTGGGTTTCAGCCTGAGCAAATGGAACTTGGACAAGCATTTGCCTCTGCTGACGGAGCTATTCAAAGTCAAATAAACAGAGCTAGAAAGGCGCAACAACTTAGCGGAAGAGAAGGTGTTATTTTTGCTCCACATGGAATGACTCCTTCTAGCCCAGACTTTGCAACCATGCCAACAAACATAGCGGTAAAATATTCTAGAGCTATGATGGAACCGAAAGATAAAAAATTATTAGATGAAAGAATAAGAAATGGAGTATTAACAAAGAAAGGCGATAAATATGCTTCTGGCAAAGAGCCAATACCAGATTGGATGGGGATTGATAATGTAACAGACGAGTATTTAGCATCTATAGGCGGTAAAAGAAAAAATGTAACTAGAGCTTTAGACGAATTTAGAGAAGCTGGTGCATTAAATCTTTCTCAATCAAGAGCTTTGGTGACAGACCCTTCTCAATTTAACAAAGATTGGGGAATGGTTAACTCAATGTATTTACTTGATCCAAAGTCAGGACAAACAAAACCAAGAAGTACCCATCCATCTTATCCTGCTGCGTTAACAGGAGTTCCAATAGGAGCAACAACTGAAGGGTTTAGCATATTAGATTGGAACCCGACATATAAAAATAATTTAAACTTTATAGATGAGATGATGAGAAAAGGGCGAGAGGCTGGTCAAGAATATATAGATATTAAAAAACTAGATGATGGAACAGTTGGTTTTCAAAGGGACAAAATACAACCAAAAATAAAAAACATTAAAATGTTCGATATTCCTAATAGGGAAAGACCTGTTATTGGAGGAAGAGCAAGAACTGCTGGCTCTGGTTTAGCTGGTTCATTAAAGTCTGGAGGACAAGGACTCATTACAAGAGAGATGATTGATGATCTAATTGCTAGAGGATTAATTTTATCAGATTAGTTAAATAATTATGAAAAACCACAATATGTGGTATAGTTAAAGTACAGCGAACTCCACGCTTTTTTGGAGGTGCGGAACGTCACCGTTTATTTGACGGCATTTACGGAAGGTTAAGATGCTACCAGAAGATGATCTTGATGAGGCTACAGACATTACGTTTGAGCTTGAAGAGACTGAACCTGAAGGTCAGGAAACTGACTCCGAATCATCCACGGATACTGAGGAAGCTCAGGAAAAATCTACTAAACCTGTTTTTGACGAGGCTCAACAAGAAGCTTTTGATAAAGCTATAGGCAAGAAAGTCTTCCAAATTTCTGAAAAGGATAGGGAGATTCAAGGCCTAAATGCCAGAATCAAAGCTCTTGAAGAAAGCGCCCCTAAAGAACAGAGGCCTGTTATACCGCCAACGCCTGACCCTTATCAGTTAAGCGATCAGGAGTTCAGGAGAAAGGCTGGCGAACGTGACGAGGCAATAGCAAGACAAGCTGCTTATGATTCTCAGCAAGAGTCGTTACAACAACAACAAATGCTGGCTCAGAAGCAGGAGCAAGAACAGTATGTAGCTAAACAGAACGAGAAGATTAACTCTTATTCTAAAAAAGCTGCTGCTTTGGGTATAACGCCAGAGGAATTGCAAGTTGCGGGTAACACTGTAGCTGGCTTTGGTGTATCGCAAGACCTTGTTGATTACATATTAGATGATGAGATGGGTCCAGCGATTACCATGTACCTCAGTAAGAATGCTGTTGAACTTGACAACATTCGCAATATGTCTCCAATGCAGGCTGCTGTTAGGATAGAAAATCAGATTCGGGCTGAAGCTGCAAAACTTAAACCTAAAGTAAGTGCGGCTCCTCCTCCGGTTGATACGCCACAGGGTGCTGGTTCAGCGCCTAAAGCTAGAGGCCCAGTAGGAGCAACCTTTGAATGAATGAGGTGGCCCAATGGCTAATAACTTATCGAGTAACATTACTCGGAAAGTGGCAAGAGTATTTTTAGATGCTTTTGAAGCTTCTCGCGTAGTTACTAAAACCGTTGACACTCAGCTCTTGAGTGGCAAATTTAATCCTTCCACTGGTAGTAATGTAGACTTCAAACGTCCACACGACTACAACTCAATCCGTACAGCAGGCGGTGACATATCTGGCGCAGCTAAGTCTGACATCATTGCAGGCAAGGCAACTGGTACGGTTCAGAACTACTTCACTGTTTCCACTTCTTGGAGCAACATTGAAGAAGCTCTAGAACTTGACCAGCTAGACCAGATATTGGCTCCTGCTGCTAGGCGTATTGTTACTGATCTGGAAACAGACCTCAGTGGATACATGATGAAAAACTCTTCACTCCGTTATGGTAGTCATGGTGTCTTTGCTGACGCTTGGACTGACGTAGCTGGTGCTGGAGCGTTATTGGATAGCATAGGCGTACCAGCATCTGCTGATAAGTTTTATGTTATGAATCCTTTCACAGCTACTAAACTAGCAAGCGTTCAAAATGGCCTGAATGCTTCAGATAGTTTGGTGCGTACAGCTTGGGAGAACTCTCAAATCTCTGCCAACTTTGGTGGACTTAGAGCGTTAACTTCTCAGAGCTTAAACACTTTTACCTCTGGCACAGGCGCTGACAGAGCTGGTACTTTGAGTGCTGCTCCTGATGCAACTTATGTCACAGCAAAAGACACTATGACTCAAACCCTAGCGGTAACAGCTCTACAAGCCAATATGGTTGTTAAGGCTGGAGACATGGTTAAGATTGCTGACGTCAATCGTTTAAATCTTGATAGCAAGACTGCGATGATTAATGAAAGTGGCGCTGCTGTAGAGTGGACAGGTGTTGTTACTGCTGACGTTACTCTTGATGGTTCTGGTGCTGGTAACCTAGTTGTTGCTGGTCCTGCTATTTATGAGGCTAACGGACAGTACAATACTGTTGATGCTGCTCCTGCTAACGGAGCTGCTGTTACTGTACTTAGTGCATCTGCAACTATGTATCAGCCAAACTTGTTCTACATGAAGCAAGCTTTCGGCATAGGTACTGTGAAGTTGCCTAAGCTTTACTCAACCGACACTATTGCTACTACTTCTGATGGTATGTCTATCAGAGTTAGTAAGTATGCTGACGGTGATGCCAATACCCAGAAGATTCGTTTTGACTTGTTGCCAGCTTATGCAACATTCAATCCGTTTATGGCGGGTCATGGTTTCGGAGTATAAGAACCTCTCCAAAGACGATGGGAGCTTCGGCTCCCTGAATCTTTTATAAAAGGAACTAAAATGGCGGGACTTTACGAAAACATTCACAAAAAGAGAAAAAGGATACAAAGACAAAAAGCTGCTGGCAAAACTCCAGAGAGGATGAGAAAGCCAAACTCTAAAGGAGCGCCTACAGCAAAAGCTTTTAAGAGAAGTGCATTAACTGCTAAAGGAGCGACATACGAATAATGGCTACAGTCGCGCAAGTTGCAAAAGCATCGTTACAACGAATTTTAGTTCAGGCTAGTGAAGCTCCATTAGAAGCAGACGAGTACGCTGACTTCATTTTTGCTATGAACAATTACATGAGTGAGCTTGATGCTCAGGGTGTTAAGTTAGGATATACCACTGTTTCCGGTATAGGTGATGAAGTCACTATTCCCACAGGCGCTCTGAGAGGCGTTATTGCTAACTTAGCTATAGAAGTAGCCCCAGATTATAACGGTATAGTGTCACAAGGCCTTATAAAAGCTGCAAAAGAAGGCATGAATACAATGCGCCTTATAGGACAAACTATAACAAAAAGCGAAATGCCTTCTACATTACCATTAGGCTCAGGTAACGAGGGTGACCTGTCAGGCATCTCTGGACATTTCTATCCAGACTCAGAAGCAGATATTTTGGCAGAAACAACTGGCGCAATAGCTTTGGAGCAAAATACAAATGGATAGATCGCAAGGTAGAAAAAAATCAGACTTTGTTGCAAAGACATCTGTAGATGCTGGCGCATACATAGATTATGTTGTTAACGGCACAAACTATAAAATTTTATATACAAACTTTCTTAACGGTCTTGGTGTTACTGGAACGATAGTTACAGAAGGTGATCCATCTGGAACTGCTGTTTTAAATGTAGACGGAACCGTTAACAAAATAAGAAACTTAGAAAACGGGTCGGGTGTCATAACTAGCATATCCGCAAATGGTGGTGTAAAGATACAACAAAACTTTACAGCAGATACCACTGGTGAACCTATACTGCGTAATGTAACAGATGACACGCCAGACATAGTTTCTTTGGTTGCTGGCGATGGAATAACCATAGCTAGGACCAATAACTATCTTACAATTTCAGAAACCGCTAATACAGTTCTTGATGGATTGTTAAGTATTCAAGGTAACAGTACAGCTACAACAATAGCGGGAGCTGGTGATGCGGTGTTAGTAGCTGGCACATGGGTAGTTGAAAAAAGCGGAATAGGTGCTGGCACTACAGGCGGCAGGATAACTTACACTGGCTCGTCATCGCAACAAGTAAAAATAGATGCAAGCATTTCTGTAAAAGCGGCTTCAGCTTCTGGTCAGAATGCGTCTTTGTATGTTGCTAAAAACGGAACAATAGTAACGGCTTCTAGAGTAAACACTGAGGTAGATGCGACTGTTGAAAAGAATATTAATGTTGCTTGGATAGAGACTGCGGGTCAGAACGATTACTTTGAGCTATTTGTAGCCAATGAGTCAGGAACTGATGATTTGGTAGTAACTAATGGTTCTTTCAGGACTTCTTAATGCCAAAAACTATATTGCCTATAGCAAACGGATACTATGAAAGTGACTCTCTGCCTATTTCAGCGCAAGAGTGCATTAACTTTTATCCAAATATAGTTCAGGCTCCAGCGTTAAATCAGGAAACATTGTTTGGAACTGATGGTATAGAGCAAGTTGCGTATGCAAGCAGCCTAGAGATAAACAGAGGCGCACATGAAATGAACGGTGTGCCTTACTTTGTAATAGGCAACACTCTTTACAGTATGGACTCTAGCAATGTGTTGACTACTAGAGGAACGATTGCTGGTAGTGGATTGGTGTCTATGGCAGACAATGGAACTCAGATGTTAGTTTTGGTTCCTAACGGTAATGGCTACATTTATGACCATACCTCTACGACACTGACACAAATTACTGACGTAGACTTTACTGCTAACGGTAATCCTCAACAGGTAGTCTACATAGATGGATATTTTTGTTTAACGACAGACAGTAAGAAGTTTATTGTAAGCTCCATAAACGATGGACTTAGCTATAACGCTTTAGACTTTGGTACGTCAGAGTCTGACCCTGACGAGATTGTTGCTCCGGTAGTGTTTAAGAACCAGTTGTTTATTGGCGGTTCTCAGACAATAGAAGCGTTTTCAAATATTGGAGGCGCAGACTTTCCGTTTCAAAGAACAGGATTGTTTTTAAGTAAGGGTATAGTCAGTCCTTTTAGTATTCAGTCATTGCAAGATACGTTTATATTTATCGGGTCCGGTTATAGAGAATCTCCTGCTATATGGGCGTTAAGCGGTAATGACGTTGTAAAAATATCTACAACGGCAATAGATAAAGAGCTAGGAAGTCTCACAACGGACCAGATTAATGCTATTTACTCTTGGTCCTATGCTCAGAAGGGAGCTTACTTTGTTGGTTTTGCTTTGCCTTCCACTACGTTTGTTTATGACCTTATAAGTAAAAGATGGCATGAAAGAAGGTCTGTTATAGATGAGACTCTAGGTGCTTACAGGGTTAAGTCGTTAGTTAGAGCTTATAACAATGTCTATTGTGGCGATATAACTGATGGTAGAATAGGCAGGCTAGATGCAGATATTTTTGAGGAGTACGATACTCCTATACAAAGAACAATAGTCACACAACCTTTTCAAAACAATATGGAATCTTTTGTGCTGCCTTCTATAGAGATGACAGTAGAAAGTGGTGTAGGAAATCCTAATAGCGTTGATCCATTGCTTGGAATGTCAAGAAGTAAGAACGGCAAAATCTGGACAAGTGCTAGATACCGAAAGATGGGTAAGGTTGGTGAGTACGACAAAAGACTTATATGGAGAAGGAACGGCAGAGCTTCAAGGTTTGAGCTTTTTAAATTTACTATGAGCGATCCTGTAAAGCCTGTACTTATTCAACTAACGGCTGAGATAGAGGCGGCAGCATGACTTACAAGTTAAATGTAGCGCAGCCAATAGTTGAGAGAGATGGAACAATGGCTAATGCTTTCAGGCAGTATACTCAGGATGCTGCTTTGAGTATTCCCATTACAGGAACAGGTACACCAGAAGGTAATGTAGAGGCTAGGCAGTTTAGTTTGTACTTAGACACTTCTGGAGGTGCTGGCAGCATTCAATACAGAAAGATGCTGGCAGAAATTGGTGGTGATCGCAAAAGAGGCTGGATAGCCGTTTAGGAGAATATTATGTCAAATGGAGCATCAGGAGCGGGTGGTGTAGCAGGCGCAGTACTTTCATTCGGTGGAAGCGTTTTGGATTACAAGTCAAACAAAGAAGCTGCCAAACAGCGCGAAAAGCAAATAGAGCAATTAAGAAAAGACATATTAGATCGTGGCAGAAGGGCCACAGATGCTCTTCAGCCTTCTTATAATGCTGCTCAAGATGTGAGACAACAAGGCCTTGACGCAAACCTAGCCTTAACAGGAAACACCTTTGAGCCTAGAGTGGACCTTTTGCAAGATTCTGGATACATGGCTCAACAGGCTGTACTTGCAGGATTAATGGGTCAAAGAGCTGCAACATTGGGTGATCCTATTAACTACGGAGCATTGCAGCCGCAAAGTGTTCCTGTAGATATGTCTGCCTTAACAGGTATTACGAATCCAACAGGAATAAACTTTACGCCAATGGCAACTCCAGATTATGGAGATACTGCTCAAGAAACTTTTACTGCCGGAGATGTTTCTCAATACTTAGCAAATTATCCTGACCTTACTAAATACTATGAAGAAAACAAAGAAACATTAATTGACGGTAGCGGAAACGATATTTTTAATAGTCTTGAGGGTTATGCTAAATGGCATTACGATAATTTTGGTAAAGCAGAAGGCAGAATATACGACAGGCCTTTGCCTAATATGGTTGCTGCACAAGGCGCACAGACAACAAACATAGATACATCAATGGATGGCTTTACCGGAGATCAGGTAAGAGGCGCTATGATGGGAGTGGTGACTTAGATGGCATTAAGCAACTTAAAAGGCATACCTAAAAAACCTCCATACGCTGATGCTGATGTTGAGAGAGTAAAAGGTTTACTCAACTCTGGCGCTGTAGATGTCGGAGAAGTGGCTCAATATTTTAAGGTTCCTAAAACTGTAGTTGTTGGAAACTTGTTAGGAATCCCAGCAAATGCGTACACTAGCGGGAAGGCAACGCCACAACAAGCAAAGGCAGTAGAAAGACTGATTAAGAAAGGTGTAGCAAATACCTCAGAGGTAGCTCAATACTTTTCTGCGCCTCCTGCGGTTGTGGAACAAAGCTTAAAAGAAGATTTTTTATACAATGAGGCTCAGGTTAAGGAGGCTCAACAAGGTCTTCCTGTTTCTGCGCCAACTCAAAAGCAAATAGAAAGCATTCCAGTAGATGGAGATTACACAGAGGCAGAAACTCAGCTAGTGCAGGATGCTTTAGAGGCTGGAACTTATACTGCTGCACAAATAGCTAACAACTTTCAAGTGCAGGAACAACAGGTTGCTGATGAGTTAAAAAGAAGACAAGAAGTACAACAACAAGGATTTACTGACATAGCTAACCCATATCCTCAAGGGATACCAGCAGCTATGGCGGCTTTTAACAATCAAGCAACAAATGCAGCAGCAGGCGCTGCTGGTGGAGCTGCTGGTGGAGGATTAGCAGGAACTCCAGACCCTTTATCTGGAACCACAATTATGGTGGATCAAGTAACAGGAGGAGCCGCAGGAGGTGGTGCTGCTGGAGCGTCTGGAATACAAAATACTACTGATCCCAATGCAGTAACAGCAAAAGATAAATTACCTTTAACTGCGGTAGCAAATTACGCGACAGGTAGTGACATACCTATAGGGCTAAAGGGTTCAGAACAAGCTTTAAAAGGCACTACAGCAGGGTCAATAGACGTTCTTGATGCTGTTAACAGAGCTGGAAGGCAAGACATAAACCCATATGCTATTGCTGGACAAGATGCGTTAAGGACACAAAGAGCTTTGGCTGGACTAGATGGTCAGGCGGCTTTTGATGCAGCCTATCAAGAAAGTCCTCAGATGAAGTTTTTAAGAGAGCAAGGAGAAAGAGCTGCCTTGAGAAATGCGGCTGCAACTGGTGGATTAGGTGGCGGCAACGTATTAAAAGAGCTAACAAGATATAACACTGGTTTAGCTTCTCAGGACTTACAAAACCAAATAGCTAACATAAATCAGTTATCTGGCAGAGGATTTAACGCAGCAACTCAAATGGCTGGTTTAAATTTGAACACAGGACTTCCTGCGGCTAACGCTATTAATACGCTAGGGGTTAACCTTGCGACAGGTAGAACTGATGCCGCTACTAAACTTGCTGACCAATATGGCGATGCTTCTAATAAGCTTGCTAACATTCTTGGAAGTCAGGGATTGAATATAAGTAATTTGGTTGGAAACACAGCTTCAAGCATCAATAACGCAAGAAACAATGCAGCAATAAACGAAGCTAGGGCGCAAGAAAATTTTGGAGTTAATCAATCAAACATTCAATCAGGTATTGGTAATCAGTTGGCTGGACTTCCTATGGCTCCAATAGCTGTTCCAAACTATCAGCAAGGAATTGAAAATGCTTTCAACTCTGCTGCTTTAGGAGCAGAAGTATTTGGAAGAAATGATGGTGGAGCGAAAGTGGATACCTCTAAGGGAATCCCTAACCCTAACTATCAAAATCCTAATGCCACTTGGGGTAATTACACTATGGGTAATACAAATTACCAACTAAATCCGGTTCGTAGGTAAAAAAAATGATTGAAAATACTTTTTATCAAGAAGGTCCGGTTGTAGAAGATAATCCGTTAACTGGAAACCCTATTAGCTTTCCGTCTTTAGATGCGCCTTTGGGCGGCACTACAAGATCAAGAGGACAAAAGCTTATGGGAGTTGGGGGCGGTGCTGACCTTCCTACAAAGTTAAGAGCTTTGGGAGCAATGGTTGGTAACAAGGTTCCTGAGTTTAGACAGCAGCAAATGCAAGAAAGAGAAGCAGAAAGTATGCTTGGTGTGCAAGAGCTTCAAAAAAGAGAGATGCTGGATAAGTCTTTAGCTAAGGATTACTTTACCGCCTATGCTATGGCTGAGAATGGAGACTATCAAGGGTTTATGGACTTGATGGAAGACAGGCTTAGAAACGAAAGAAAGCTTGGCTTAGATACAAGTTCAACATTAGAAATCATGCAAGATGCTCAAGGACCAGATGGTATGGCTACGGTTATGCCATATCTAAAATCTACCCTAGAATCTGCATTTGCTGCTGGCTACTTAACGCCTGCTGAAATGAGCAAGCCTTTAGATAGATTCAGAATGATAACAAGAGAAGATAGAGAAAGAGCAAGACAAGCTGGCATTGCTCTTCCAGATATGCCTTTGCAAGTAAATATAGACACAGGAAGAATAGAAAATATAGATGGGTATACTTCTCCTAGCACTGGCAGCTCAACAAGAGAGATGGAAGCAGATCAAAATGGAATTTTGCGTTATGTAGATACTGGAGAACCTGTTTTTCCAAATGTTGAAACTGAACCAGAAACTCCAGAAGTTCCTAGTATAAAACAAAACCAATCTAAAGCATCCGTTTTTGGGCATAGAGCACAAGATGCTTCTTCAATATTAGATAACTTAGAAAGTTCTATTATAGACAGAAATATTTTTGCTACATTTGCCCAACAGTCTATGCCAAATAATTTAAAAAGTTCTGAACAACAACAATTCGATCAAGCAACAAGAAATTTTATTAATGCCACTTTAAGGCTTGAGTCTGGAGCTGCAATACAACAATCAGAATTTGACTCTGCAACATTACAATATATTCCACAATTTGGAGATAAGCCAGAAGTGCTAGAACAAAAGAGGGCAAATAGGGAACGCTTTGTAGAAGGCATGAAGGTAGAAGCTGGCCCTGCTTGGGATATGGCAGAAGATATGGCAGACAATGAAAATATTATAGAATATGACGAAAACGGTAATAGGATAAGCTAATGCCTGACGTAAAAATGCCTGATGGTAAAATATTACGGTTTCCAGAAGAAACTTCTTTGGAAGTTATAGACAAAGCCGCAAAGGATTATATTAGCGGCATTTCTTCTCCTGAGCCTGATCCGGTTCCTCAGCCTGAGCCTACGCCTGAGCCTGAGCCATCAAGACCAAACTTTTTTGAAAGAGTTGGTGACGATATGAGCAGGCGTGGCGAAATGGCAATGGATATAAGAGATGCTGGTATGTCAGGAAAACAAACAGCAGGAGAAACGGTTCTTCAATTAATTGGGAAAGTAGGGGCAGGGTCTGTTCTTGATATTATTGGAGAAGGAGTTGTAAGTGCGGGTTATGGTGTCCAAAATGTGACACCGGACCCTGTTGAAGATTGGATAAAAACATATATGTTTGATCCTTTTGTGCAACAGCCTTTAGTTAAAGAAGGTTTGTCTGCTATGCAATCTGGTACAGAATCTTATCAAAATTGGGCAGAAAATAACCCAAGACTAGCAAGAAACTTTGACGCTTTAGCAAATACTGCTTTAGTGGCATCTCCGGTTAAAACAAACCCTACGACTAAATCGCAAAGCGTTCTAGGCGCAACCTCAAAAGCTATTGATGAAAGTGCAGAACAAACAATAAAAACAAGAAGACAATCGTTTTTAGAAGATTTAGTTAGGCCAGCACAAACAAAAGGAGTAAGAGAAGAACAAGTAAAGAGAACAACAGAGTCTGGTATTTTAAATACAAAAAACATAGCACCGTCAACATCAGAAGCTCAAGCTATTAGTGCAATAGAAAATATTCCTTCTGTAAAACCATCTAACACTTTGCAAAAAAATTATAACAATATTTCGTCAGAGCTAACCAAAGAGGCGCAAAATTTATCAAATACTTTAAAAAATTCAAAAGTAATGATTCCAAAGAGCGAAGTTGATGATGTTTTTAATTCTGCTTTAAAAACTCTTGAAGAATCGCCAGTTATGGTAGGAGATGCAGCAAAAACAGGAGCAAGATATATAAATCAAGCTAAAACTATTGTTAATAATCATCCTCCAACAAGTCTTGGTCTATTAAACGCAAGAAAAGAATTTGACCAATATGTTTCTCGTCAAAAACCAAAAATATTAGACCCAGCAACAGAGAATGCTGCTTCTATTGCTGTGAAAGAAGTTAGGCAATCACTTAACAATTTAATAGCTTCTAAAAACCCACAAGTAGCAGTTAGAGATTCTTTGTCAAGACAGTCTAGTATGTATACAGCTTTAGACAATATTGGCAAAAAAGCGGCAGACGAAGGAGCTAATGCTATAGCAAGAATATCTCAAAGTATAGACCGTATTTTAGGACAAAGATCAAAAGTAATGAATGTTATGGGTTTGGCTGCTGGTGTTGGTACTTTTGCCGTTTATAATGCGTATGCAAGTCAAGTATCTGCTTTAGCTTATACATTGGCAGGAATGTATGCTGGAGGAAAATTTTTTATGAGTCCTCAGTTTAGAAAATCAATAGCTGCTACAATAAGACAAGCAGATAAAGCTATTAAAAAAGCTACTGATCCAGATACAATAAAATCGTTAAGAGCTGACAGGGCGCTTGTTGTAGAGATGTTAAGGCAGGCTAATAATTCGGGTGAATAACAATGGCTAGATTTGGCGAAATAAACGCACAATACTTTGATGACGCTGGTGATCCTCTAGGCTCTGGAAAGCTTTACTTCTATGATTCAGGAACCACTACATTAAAGACTACTTACTCTGATATTAACCAGACGGTAGCGAATACTAATCCGGTTATACTAACTGCGGCTGGTAGACAGCCAAACATATTCTTCACTGGTAACGCTAAGGCGATACTAACGGACTCCAGTGATGTGCAGATACTGGTGCGTGATCCTGTAGGACAGACTGCTTCAGCCTTTGGTGACGCTTGGGTAGCCACTAAGATATACGATGCAGACGCTGTGGTGTTGGGTAGTAATGGTGTCTATTATCGGTCCTTAGTCTCTGCAAACCAAAACAATGATCCTACTTCTACGACAGGATACTGGACACTTCTTTACTCAATAGAGTGGAGTGCGGGAATAACCTATGCAGCAGGCGCTAACGTCACGCAAAATCAAATACTTTATCAAAGCATACAAAACAACAACGCTAATCAGAATCCATCGTCATCTCCTGCTTACTGGACCAGAATAGGTATTGCGTGGGTATCAACAAATACTTATGCAATTAATGAAAACGTAGTAGGTAGCGATGGTGTCTTTTACACCTCATTGCAAAATTCAAACCTAAACAATGAGCCTTCTGCAAGTCCTTCTTATTGGGTAGGTACAAGCGCGGCAGCAGCAGCCAGTGCTACGGCAGCAGCTAACAGCGCCACAGCAGCTCAAACAGCTCAAACTGCGGCTGAAACCGCAAAAACAGGAGCAGAAACTGCTGAGACAGGATCGGTAGCAGCAAAAACCGCTAGTGAGACAGCAAAAACTGATGCGGAGACAGCTCAGGCTGCTGCGTTAGTAAGTCAAAACGCTGCGGCAAGCAGCGCCACAGATAGTAGTAATAGTGCCGCAGCATCTGCTAGTAGTGCGGCTTCAGCCGAAGCAGCATGGGACTCTTTTGATGATACTTATTTAGGAGCTAAATCGTCAGACCCAACTACAGACAATGATGGAAACCCTTTACAAGCTGGAGCGTTATATTTTTCAACAACTCTTAATCAATTAAGAATCTATAGCGGAACAGCGTGGGGCAACGCTGGGTCGGGAATAAACGGAACTGCTACTAGGGTAACGTATACAGCAGTTGCAAATCAGACAAATTTTAATATAACAGGTGGATACGATGTAGGGTTCGTTGATTTATTCGTAAATGGCGTTAAGATGGTTGATGGAGTAGACTTTAATGCTACGAACGGCACTTCAGCAGTTCTTACGCATGGAGCTGCGGCGGGTGATACAATCGACATCGTGGCATATGGAACATTTACTATCCTTGAATCAACTAAAAATCCAGATGGTGGTTTTGCAAATTCGGTGTACACCACCGAACAAAATATAGACGGAGGAACAGCTAGTGGCTGATCGAATACAGATTAGACGAGATACCGCAGCAAATTGGACAAGTGCAAACAGCGTTTTGGCGCAAGGCGAATTAGGACTTGAAACCGATACAGGCAAGCTAAAAGCTGGTGATGGATCGACAGCATGGTCATCACTTAGCTATTACACACTGGGAACAACTGGTGCAGCTATGTACTCCGATGCGACTGCAAACTTTACTGGTGACTTGCAGAAGAGTGGTGTCAGTGTACCAAGTTACTCAGATACAACAGCGAACTTCACTGGAGCATTACAAAAGTCAGGTGTACCTGTTGCTGCTGATGCAAACCTTAACACTTTTATTGGTGCTGTTGATTTCCCTGCGGCAGATGGCTCTGCCGATCAGATTTTAAAAACAAATGGCTCTGGCACATTGTCATTTGCCGATGCAGCGGGTGGTACTAGTTACGATAATTGGAACGGTGGAACTGCCTACGAAGTGCCTTTGCGAACATCAGCGGATATATCTAACGGTAGGACTGTATCAAGTCCTAGTTATGTCCAACTTTGGCGAGTTGGTTCATCAACAACAGCTAATCACACAGGAGGGAATACGTTTACCTTTATTACTGGTAATCACTCAAGCGCCAATACCGAGACGTCTTTTGCAGCTTGTGGATTTGCTGTTACTCCATCAACGAAAAGTATAAGTATCACAACTCCAACTGAAATTTGGTCGAACACCAGTGGTTATGGTATTAGCACTTGGGCTGGTACTGGTGCGGATGGCGGTGGGGAGATGGCTTGTTTTGGCAATATTGCGTGGCCTAATCGTACTAGTTACTCATTTGGATATGCAGTTTACCGTCAAAGTGACGTAAATGGGTCAAATGTCAACAATATTATGGGAGGTTGGACAGGCGATTCATACCATAATGATAGACCTCGAAAATCTTTACCTTACAACGCTGCTGGCGCGACTAGAGCTTTTATACACGGATACAATCAAAACAACAATAACATGGCATCTTATCGTACTTACTCTGGTGCTGGTCATGGACAGGGCAATGGTTCAGTCGGTAGTGTAACCGCTTGCCCAAACACCAATACCTCTACTTGTGAATCGGTAAATATGATTACGCATCCGTTGATTACAAATGCTAACCTGTTTCCTAACAGCGGGGGTTTTAACTTACCGACACATATAATGACTTACGGAACTGCTAATGGTTATTCAAAGATTGCGATTGATGCAGGTAATAATGTTGGTTCTGAAGTAACGACAGGTTTCGATAGAAACCAATACAGTTCACAATGCGCTTTTCTTGTGAAAGATCCTAGCAGTAGCAACCTCAAATTATTCAACTACGACTACTATGGACAAATTTGCGAGTGGGCTACTACGACTCAAACTCATGATAGAGGAACTTTGGGAAATATACCTTTTGCTTTGCACAATAACAGAGACATGATTATTCCGACAGGCAATATTAACGAATATTTGACTCTTAATAGTGCAACCAGTTATCCATACTACCCACCATTTTTAATGTTTAAATTTACGATTAATTATAGCGATGGAAAATTCAGCAATCTTAAAGTTTATGACGCTTCAAAAAATACAGACCTGATGATTTATGACGGTTCTCAATTTACGGCAGCAGCACTTTACGGTGATAGTTCTGACATCAGTAGCGCACCAACTCATATATTGATTGGTGGATTGAAAAACGGAAACCAAGCAACCGTCCAAATATTCGAATACCCAGCCGACAGCCTCTTTACAGCTCTTTAAGGAAACTAAAATGGCAAATACTTTAGATGAATTTAGATCAGAACGTGATGCAGCTTTGCAAGCCTCTGACTGTCTCTACCTTGCAGACGTTCAGAAAAAATTGGAATTAAATGAGGGAAGTATCTCAACGCTAGACATCTATAGACAGCAACTTAGAGATTGCACTGAGGGGGTTACAGACGATAACGCTTCTGATGCTGTATTACCCAAACCTGTTGATCCCTCTATAGCTGCTTTTTTGCAAATAGACATTAGCTAGGAGGTCAAATGACCACTTTCACAGTTACAGTTGCGGCTGGCAAGTTTGTCATAGACGGAGTAAGTCAGGCCACTCTGAATTTGACTGAGGGGCAGACCTACACGTTCGATCAATCTGATGCCTCAAACGCGACTCATCCTCTACGGTTATCAACAACATCTGACGGAACGCATGGCGGTGGGACTGAATATACTACTGGCGTGACCACAGCAGGTACTGCTGGAAGTAGCGGAGCTTACACACAAATTGTCGTAGCGGCTGGAGCGCCAACGCTTTACTACTATTGCAGTAGTCATTCTGGAATGGGCGGTCAGTTGAATACGGCTACAGCAAAAAGTCTTGCTAGAGACATAGCAGACGCAGGCTCAAAAATTAACGTGCTTGATGATTTAACTGCATCTGCAAGCGAAATAAATCTATTAGATGATTTAAGCAGAGGGTCTATTCTCTACGGCAATTCATCTAGTGCAACTGCAATCCTAACTAAAGGCTCTGCCGATCAAGTTTTAAAATCTGACGGCACTGATATTGCTTGGAGTGATGCTGCTAGTGCTGGCGCGACCTATGCTCCTACAGTCGGAACAAACACATTTAGCACAAACTTTAACGCCAATATGTCTAGCCAAGGTTTGGGTGATGTGATGGCTACTGGTTGGGCGCAAATACCTGTTTTTCGAGGTAGAGACACAAACGCCACAAACAATGCGAAAGGCAATACGTTTATACTGACAAGTGCTTATACGCAAACAACCGCATCTAATTATGCTGGAAATAATAATGGTGGAGTTGCAACGCTATCCTTTAGTGTTGTGCCTAGTACAAGAACAGTAACATGGCAATCAAATTATAACAGGGCGTGGTATCACACCAATTATAATGGAAACATTCACTCAACGACTCAATACTTCACAATAGAAGGTTCGGGACAGATGGGTTCAAATGGCTATACTGTTATGGGCAGTCAATCAAGCCATCAATTCAATATCGTCAACTATGGTTTTTTAGATAATGGTGGGTTTAATTCAGAATCGTCAGCTCAAGGTAGTGGTAATGGTCTTTATTCAAACGGTGGTCACCGTGAAGTGTTACCGACAAATGATGATGCTAATGGATACATAGCCAACTTGGGTTATGACCTATCAAACAGTCGAGCAAGCTACAGAATAATGACGATTAATTCCAGTGCTCAATACCCTACTATGGGAAGTATGACTCAATGTCATAACACAACTGGTGCTACAAGCCGATCCATACGCATGATTACCCAACATGGAATTTATCCAGACTCGACAAATGATTATCCACTACAAATTTGGAGATACGACATAAATGGTTCATATGTAGCGCAAACCTTAAATCATACAGGTAATGTTAGTAACGCGATTACCACTGGCTTTGATCCAACTCGCTATCAAGGTTTTGCTTTCTTGTTGATGGATGGCAGCACTCCGGTAGTTATGATGTATGACCCTTATTTTGAGGCATCTCGCTGGACACAATTCGATCAAGCGCCTACTCATTTTCCCAATGCTGTTGAGGGTGGATGGTTGCCAAAAACTCAAATGATGAATTACGGACAAGGTGGGTTTGTCAGCACTGGAGTTGAAAATGAATTTATGTGTTTTGATTATATTTATCCACGCAATGATATTTATTCGGGTCAGAACACTTTAAAGAAATTTAAAATAAATCCAACCAACGGAAAATTTACAGACATTTACTATTGCGACATCGACAACTCTGTTGCTGGTTGGTGGCATAGAAGTAACACTCTTTATGCTCACAAACTTTTTGGACTCTATGGCGATGATGGAAATTCATCAACGCTAACACATTTACTGGTTGTGGCTTTAGATAGTACTTATCACAAATCATCGCATGGAGCACAAGTCATTGATATTCCAACCGCAAGTGATTGGAAAGCGTACCCAGCTAATTAATATGACAAATGAATATTTTTATATTGATACTAATTATAGGAGGTGTATCCGTAATATCTGATTGCGATGGCGGCTTGTGTTTCCAAGAGAAGACTACTTGTGAAAAGTTTGCTCAAAGAATAATCCTTAATTCAGTAAATACAAACATTACCGCTATGTGTAAGAGGATTGAGCCATGATAGGAGAGGCTATTTTAGCCATCAAAGCGTTAGACACCGCCTTTGTCACAGTGCAAGGATTGATTGCTAAGAAAAAAGACGTTGAGGACATGGCGAGTGAGGTTGGTAAATTTTTCACAGCCAAAAAGAAAGTTGAAGAACATATTAAGAAAGCTAGGGATGCTGGCACTGACGATTTGTTGGCGGGTTCGGCTTTAGAAGAAGCAATAACGATAGACCAGCAAGAAGAACGGATTGAGAAGATGATGGAAAAAATCCGTGACCATTATATGCGAAAAGGACAAACCCATAGGTGGACCAAAATTAAGGCTGAAGCAGCCAAGATAGAAAAGAAACGTGAAATTAAACGTAAAGCAAATGCAGCCGCTAGGGTGGCAGCCAAAAAAGAAGAGCAGATTCTAATAGAACAGTTAGCAAAGATGGTATTGGGATTGGTTGTTACAGTCATTGTAATAGCTGGAATGGTATTTTTAATCTTTGGCTCTGGAGCTGAATAATGAAGCTAGACCCTGTATTGCTAAAAATGGCTTGCTCTTGGAGCATGAAGGCTTACAGAAAGTTTGTAGAAGATACTACAAAGATAGAGTCTAAATGGACTTCAACTACTGTTTATATTGCAAAACGCAAGACTATAGACGTAATAGCATTCAGAGGCACTGAGCAGAAGCTAGATTGGCTTACAGACGCGCTGGTAGTACCTGTACCCTATGCAGGAAGGCTTTGTCATGGCGGCTTTGCTATGGCTCACAAGTCGATATGGAAAAGATTACAGAGATACATAGACCTAGATAAACGCACATTGATCTGTGGACACAGCTTAGGAGGTGCGTTAGCAGAGCTTACAGCAGCCAAGCTTTGGAAAAAACATTCTAACCTTAACCTTATAACCTTTGGTAAGCCTAATACTTTCTTCAAAGGCTTTAAGCAACCTATGACTACCCTTGATAATCAAATATCGTGCGTACAAGGATCGGATTTGATAGCTAGGATACCGCGCCTTTGCTACGGTCCAAGCAAATCGCAAACAATGCTATACTTTGGTAACAATGGTGTGGACTTTGTAAACCCTGACAAACTTACTAGAGATGAAGATAGGCGTATAGCAGATGCTATCTCAGATCACTTTATGGAAGGGTACAAAAAAAGGTTAACAGGTTTCTTAGACGATCAAGAAAAAAAACCAAACAAGAAACTAGGTGAAGAATTGTTGGAAACTAAGAAGAGGAAACGAAATGCTTAGAATTGCTGCGTTGTGTTTACTAATGGCTGGCTGCACAGTCTCTGAAGAGATGATAGCAAATAAAGAGCTGTATTGTTCTGGAGTGTACAAAGGTATTAGAGCTGTTGGCAGGGTAGCTACTGAAGTTACGACAGGTGTAGCGATTCCAGATGTGTGTACAACCATTGATGAAATCGTGGAGGAAGACTCTGCGGGAAAGTAATTAACAACATAGAGGCACTTATAAAAGTGTATTTGCTGACAAGATGAAACTAGGCGGGTTATTAAAATCGTTAGCCCCAACCATAGCCTCTGCTGCTGGCGGCCCAATGGCTGGCATGGCGGTCAAGATGGCAGCATCTAAGTTAGGACTTCCTGAAAATACAACAGCTAATGAAATAGAAGATTTAATAGAACGCGAACCAGAAAAAGCAGTATTAGTAAAGCAAGCAGATCAAGACTTCAAAAATCGCATTAGAGAAATGGAGATTGATTTAGAATCTTTTAAGACTGAGGTAGAGGATAGAAAGTCAGCAAGAGAATCTTTTGGAACAGATTGGACTCCAAAAGTTTTTTCTATCTTAGCTCTGCTGCTTTATGGATCGTATGTTATGGTTGTCACCTTGTTCGAGCACTCGCAACAGTCTGAGACTGTTATCTCGCTCGTACTCGGTCAGCTAAGTGGTATACTTGGTACGGCTGCGGCTTTCTTCTACGGATCGTCAAGTAAGAAATAAAAGGCGCAGTTTTTGGATATGGTATTGATGAATAAAATGGACAGACTAATAGAGCAATTAAAAAGACATGAAGGTGTTTCCGCATACTGTTATAAAGATATAAATAACTTGGAGCACATAGGTGTAGGCAGAAACATATCCAAGACAGGTATAGGTTTGTCAATGGAAGAGATCGAGTACCTTTTGTCTAATGATATTCTTAGGTGCATTAAAGAGCTGAGTTCAGAGTATCAATGGTTTGGTTCTTTGGATGAAGTTAGACAAGAAGCGATAATAAATATCTTTTTTAATTTAGGAGCTACAAGGTTTAGAGGATTTAAGAAAGCTATTGCTGCTATGGAAGCGGCAGACTATAACCTTGCTGCAACAGAGTTTCTAGACAGCAGATGGGCTAAACAAGTTAAAGGCAGAAGCTTAGAGCTAACAGATATTATCCGTACAGGTAAGTATGTCTAATCCGTACATCTTTACTGCTACGGTATCCAAAATAGTCGATGGAGATACGATGTATGTTACTGACATCAATTTGGGTTTTGGGGTTGTTAATCGTGGTGATACTGGGCGCGGTATTTGTTTGCGTCTTAATGGAATCGACACTCCAGAATCTCGCACTCGAAACTTGGAAGAGAAAAAATACGGTCTTGCAGCAAAAGAGTTTGTCAAAGCGTTCTCTCCAGTAGGCTCTAAGGTTACCCTAAGAACGTATGAAAAAGGTAAATACGGTAGATGGCTTGCTGATATAAAGGTAGGTAGCAAGTGGCTTTGTAAAGAGCTTCTCAAAAACCATCACGCAGTTGAATATCATGGTAAGTCTAAGAAGGATATTAAGAAGGCTCACTTGGCAAATAGGAAGCTAGTCAAACTTAGTGGATAGTGTCGTTACAGAATACTATCTCTTGAATTTTCTTTTCTTGATGAACTGAGAACATCACATAAAGATTAGCTATAACGGTTAGATCAAGCTCTGATAGTTTGCTTTTTTTATTCTCAGCATCCTTAAATATTTTGTTAAACCATTTTTGTATATCAACATCCTCCACAGACTTGAACTCACAGTCTAGACTGTTAAGGGTTTCAAACACATCGTTAAAGAAAACAAGATCGTCTTTCATAGGTAATCCTCAAACTCTAGCCTTCCTGTTTCGCCATCGTTTCTTTTTTCTAGCATACGTTCATATTCGGCTTTATAGTGTTTAGCGACTTCTTTCTCGTTTTT